GGCTCCCAATTGAGTTCGTCAAGTTCTTCTTGTGAAAGTTTTCCATTGTAATACTCATACTTCTTCAAAGATAAATCTTTGCTTTGAAACTCAAGTGCTTTGAGTTTGCGTCTTTCATCAAAATAAATTTTAAGAAATTTACTGTGTAGTTCTGGTATCTTTAAAGATGCGATACCTAACTCTGTGGGGTCAACTGTAGCGTCTATTCGCCACTCTTCCATCATTTGGTCTAACGTCATATTCAATCCTCATGTCAATTCAATCTATATCATAATAACACATTTATGGGTAAATGTCAAATTCTAACCGCTTCATAATATCCATAGTTAAACGTTGCACTTGCAGTAATGAATTCTTGTGAATTGTCGGATGAGGTAAAAGTCATTTCTCCCAATTCGGTAGGATACACATCAATAAAATTAAATTTAAAATTTGGATTATTTGAATTTGTTTTTACATATAGAGTAGCATCGGATAATGGATTGATAGTTGATCCTTCTGGACCTGTCAATCTACCTATTTTATCATACCCTGTTGGATTACCCAATTGAACAATCCAATCATACAATTCATACCACGCCTGCATATCTTCATCGACTAAAAATGTTAATGATAATGTTCCAAACGTGATTTGGTTTCCCGGAACACTAATTGTAGAGAATGGTGTATTGATAGCTGTAGACGCAAGTGTGAGTCCAGGCAAGTTGACGCTCTGAACTAAAAATGTAAAGTTAGGAATTCTTTTAAGAACAAAATCAAATTTGTTATTAGAAAGAAAACTTTTGTTGAATGGTACTATTGGTAACGTTGACATGTTTATCTCCTCTTGTCATCTATTTATGATAGACAAAAAAAGAGGACCCTAAGGTCCTCTCTTAAATACCGATGTAGTCTCGGCTTAATCAATTACATCAAGTTAGTGATGCTAATTCTACGATAGTACACGTTCTTGTTAGCGAACGAGATTGTACCGTCAGCGGCAGATGTTGCGAATGGGTTTGCGACCATGCCGTAACGAGTCTTGAATCCAATTTTTGGTTGGAAAGAATCTTGACCAACTGCACGAACCATTTGCAACGGAACGTATGGGCAGTAGAACAAACCAGCGTCAAAAGCTGAAGTGCCTTTGTAACCGATTGTTGCATAGTGTGTGCCAGATGTTGCGGCAAAGTATGGATCGATATAAACTTTGAAACGACCATTCAATACACCAACGAATGTGTTACCTGTATCGTCAACATTCAATGAATTGCTCAAAGCAGGAGTATAATCTAATACACCAGCCATTTGCAATGCAGATGCTACGTCAGAAGAGCATAGTAACACATTACCTTTACCTCTACGAGTTGCTTTAGCAATTGCATTAGCTTCACGTTCTAATTGGAACATCAAACCTTTGAACTTCTCAACAGACCAACGACCGTTAGAGTCAACGTCAAGGTTGAAAGTACCAGCAGTTGTAACGTTCTCTTGTGCGCCAACTGTAGCAGACAAGTTAATTGTACGAACAACTTCACGATTAATTTCAGCTAAGATTTCTGTAGAAAGAATGTTAGCCAATTCTTGTTCAGCGTCCAAACCATGAACTGCTTTCAAGTCTTGTGCTAATTCCATTGTGTATTCTGCTTTTAAAGCACGGCTACGTGCAGTAACAGCAACTTTTTCAATAGAGAATGCCATCTCTTGGAATGCTTGACCAGCGCCATCGCCTAATGCTTCAGCTTCTGCTGTTGTGAAACCAGTACCACGTGTGTACTCTGTACCAGCAGACAAATCAGCAGGTGATGCACCTGTTTGTGATTGTGCTGTGTTAGGGAATGCTGTGTTGGCTTCGTTGAACAAGGCTTCTGTACCACCTTGTGTTTTGTAGCGTGAACGCATTGCAAAGATCAAGCCTGTTGGACCTGTCATTGGCTGAACACCGCAAATGTCGTAAGCGATCAAGTTGGGTGCCGCACGGCGAACCAAGCTGATTAAAACTGGATCATAAATGTCTACTGCGCCATCGCCTGCTGTAGATGAAGATGCGCCCATGTTATTGGCAGGGGATGCTTCAGACAACAATGATGTTTGGTTGCGATAACCACCAGAACCATGTGCATCTTGGCGACAAGCAATTTCTTGATTCTCAAGAAGTTGCGCTGTTACGGAACGCTTGTGGCTGCCTTGAATTCCAGGTAATTCTGAATGGTCAAGAACTGGTGCCCATTTTTTTAAAAGATTTTCTACGCTCATGTTTTTCTCCTTTGAGTATTGTTTAATTTATTTATAAAAACTTATTTCTTGAGGGTTCTAGAAATATTCTGTACATAGTGAGACATTACTGGCGAAAAAGATTCTTCTAATGAAGAAATGTCGTCATCCATTGGTGCCACTTTTTTAACTGTCTCTTCTGTCGTATCATCAAAATATTTCTTTTTTGTTAAAAGAAGTTTTTCTTTGTAGTCTTGTTCAGAAACAAATTCAATTCCTTCTGCTAAAGATTTTAATTTTGCAAATTGAATTTCGCTAAGTCCTTCGGAAACTTCAGACACGATTTGGTCTTTCTTGTAAATACCAATTTGTGCGTTTAAGTTTGCATTTTCCGTAACAACTTTATCTAATTCAGATTCAAGAGTTTCGACTTTTTCTGCAAATTCCTCAACAACATTAATTTTATCTTCTGGAATATCAACATAATGTTCTGTGAATAAGTTCTTAAGACCAATCATAAAGTCTTCAACCAATTCGGCTTTAATACCTGTTTCAACAGCAAGTTTGTTTTCTTCCATCCACTCGCCGACAACGTACTCTAAGTATTCATCTACTTTTGTAACGAGGTTTTCGTTGATAGAAGCAACTTCTGTTTCTAATTTTTCTGCATATTCTTCTTCCAATGCAATCTTTGCTTCTTCTACTTTAGCCGTGATAGCCGCTTCGAAAATTACTTTTGCATTAGTTTTGAATTCTTCAGATAGACTTTCTCCAGAAAAAATAGCGTTAATGTCTGTATCAACATCTAACTTTTTTTCTTCAATAGTGCTGTCGTCCTCTTTTACTTGTTCTGTCATAGCAGTCTCCTTTGTATGATATTTGAAATTTATTTGGTGTACATGTATTTATAAGAAATTATAGTTTGGAGAGAAAATCTTTGAAAACTTTTATCATGTTTTCTTCTAAATCTTTCTTAGAAGACTTTTCGATAACTTGTTTTTGCGTTGAGATATCAGCTTCCCTAATGATTCCGTTATCCCAAACCCATGCTTTGTTTTCCATAATTCCACGTACATACGCATCTGGTGCTGAAGGATCGGCTACGATATCTGCACATGTTGCAAGATAAAAATCGTTACCAACAACTTTAGTTCCATCTTTTCCTTCTACAAGACTACCTAATCCTCTTGTAGATACGCCTAATGTTGCGCCTTCAGCCATCAAATTTTTTACAATATTACCGTATGGAGTGTCCATGATCTTTGCTTTGCCAATGAAGTTGTTTCCTTCTTGACGCAAACTCTTAGTAATGTGTGATACACGCTCTAAGTTGATTGCTGGACCATCTGGATGTCCCAACTCACCATAAGCACGATTCTTCATCACATTCTCCGTAACATATCGCTCTGTTTCTTTTTGCAAAACGTCTAATGGATACATTCTTCCATTACGATTCTTCTGTTCTGCTTGCATGAAAACGCCTTCGATATAGAAATTTCTGCCGCCAGCTTCATTAGCTTCGGTGATAATATTTACTTGTTCATTAATTTCTGTGATTAGTTTCATTTGATTCCCGCCGATGTTCTTTTTTTATTTGATTTGGTTCTCTTTCTGAGAATCATTGCCATTTTTGGGGCACGTTTTCTTGCCGCTTTGCGCTGTGCAATTCTGCGATGCATTTTTTCTTGTGAAGACATTCTTACAAGTTTTCCCCCAATGACTTTATATCCAGGAGTCAAAGAGACAAGTTTTCTTCTTTGTACTTGACCAGCCCGAACACGATTAATTTTTGCAAATCGTGCTTCGTCCATTTCTTCTTCTGACAAAGATATAAAATCTTTAAATTTTAACATATTATGGGCTTACCCCATCATCAGTAGTTTCTCTGCTAGAATATCCAGCAGTCTTCTTACCTTCAATAATAACTGTATATGCAGCCGATGCAGTAAACCCAGCGGTAGACAATAGAATGTCGCCATTGGCGCCAGCGCCAGCATTGTTTGTGAGTGGGCATTGACCAGCAGTTGTTAGATCCCAAAAACCAGAACCTGTTAACGTAACAATTGTAGTGTTTGATGTTCCTCTCCAGAGTAATGTAACTCTTGGAGAAATTGTTGCGCTTGTTCCTGATGCAACAGACCATGCAATTTTATTAATGCTAAGTCTTTGTGAACTTGCATCACCAGTGGATGCAATTAATGTGTTTGCGGAAACTTTAACAACGTTTGTTTCGCCAGTGCCATCCGACACATTAGTTAACTTAACTGCCCATGTTGATGCGCTATCTTTTAGCGTTTGTGATGTTACGGTATCTGCCATTTTATTCTTCCGCTATAGTTTTTGCAAATGCTAAAAGTACTTCAACATCTTCTTCTAACTGTGCCAAAAAGATTTCTTGATTGCTTTCGTCTAACTGATCGTAAAGATTAGAAAGTAAATCAACATCTTCGTTCTTTAAAGCACCACGATTTTTTGCGGCTTGAAGCATTGCAAATCTATCTCTAATACCTTTAATACCGGGTTTGATACGTTTGGCCGCTTCTTTTTCGGCGGCATTTGGTTTATCAATGTGCTTCATTGTAGTCTTAGACTGATGACTTTCAGCTTCACTCATTTTGTTCGTCATCATTTTCTTTCTAGCGGCTAGTGCGGCTAGCTTTGCACGTTGGGCTGCGGCTTCTTTGTCATGCGGTTTCGGACTAGCCTTAACGTCTTTGTCGTATGCATCGCTTTCATCAAATGCTTGCTTGTTGATTTCATCCGACTGAATGAAAGATTTAAAGGTCTTCATCTACATTTCCTTCTGAACTTGATTGAAACTCGGTTTCTAAATCATTTGATTGTTGTTGTTCTTCGTCATCATCATCTCTAAAAATTGAACCAGCTAATTCCATTTTTCTTGCAGATACATGATCCGCAATTTTATCATTTAATGCGTCAAGAATTGCGCTTTTAAATTCTGAAGGTTTTGCATCATACGCATGTTGAATTGCTGTTTGTACATTTTCCATAGTATACTCCTATTAGGTTTCTGTATTATTTATAATTACCATTTTTTTAGGCATTGAAAAACGGCATTAGGTAATCTTTACCTGCAATATTTATCGACACAAAACCGGCCGCATTATTTGGTACCGTGAAATCTCCTGCAATAGCGGTGTTTGCGACAGCACTTGATGGATTAATTCTTATTCCTCCAGCTACAACGCCAGCATCATTATCGCCAATCTTAGAAATGTTGTCATCTTTAAAAACAAGCATTCTGTGAATGTTGTCAATAAACGTAGCAGTACCAAAATTGGCAGTCGTTGCTATACTTAGCGGATTAATATTAAATCTAACGCTTGGATTCGGTATTACTACAGTAGAAGTAATTGAAGGAAACGGAACATCATCAATTTCCATATTGATCTGAGGAACACCAAATGCGATAGCAGATTCATATGAATTTGCATATAATATAGAATTTAATTTAGGCGTTCCAAAACTATTCTGTGTCGTAACTGACTGTGGCGCCACCAATGGCACAACAGAAAGGGTGCCAAAACTTAATTCAGAATTTACGGAATTTACATTTACTGTGAAGTTTAAGTTTTCAACAGAACCAAATGAAACTGTTGATTCTGCACTTTCTGCATAAATTATTGAATTTAATTGTGATGAACCAAATTCAAGTGTAGATGAAACAGAATTAGAATATATTTTACTGTTTATTTGTGCATCGCCAAATAATAATGTAGATGATAATGTAGTAGGAGTAACATATAATTTTAATGCATCTTCACCATATGACACAGTAGACTCTATAGACTGTGCATAAATTATTGAATTTAATTGTGATGAACCAAATGCAAGTGTAGATTCACCTGAATTTGGATGTATCTGAACAAATAAATTGCCTACTCCAAAAGAAAGTCCACTTGCAACAGAGGAGTCAAGACTATCAATACCTTGTTGAATAGTATTTGACTGATATGCTTGAATTGCTACATTTTCAACACAAAATAAGTTATCAGAAAGATATAAATTCTGTCTAACATTTATGTATACATGATGCGTGTTCGGAATCTCTACCGTAGAGTCAATTGCTTTATCGTTGGTGTCTATGAATTGTATTATCGATGTATCTTGTTGTGCCGATAAAAGCGTATTAGCAAATTCCGATAATGCAACGCCCAAAACAATCTTTTGAGAAAGTAGTTCTAGTCCGAAAGTTAAAGTTTGATTATCAAATGTTTTATTTGTACTATCAAACGTAGTATTGGCCATGATTTAATTTATATCAAAAATTAAAGAGCAAAAATTTTACTTGATCCGCTAGAGAAGACTACTGTGATATCACCGCCATTAGGCAGAATTGGCAAACCAGTTGCGCTATCAATGTATGCAATTAACCTAGAAGTAGATTGTACTCCCGTATCTTGAAATATTAATAATGCTTCACAATTTGCACCAGTAACGGATGTGAATGTTGCATCATCGGCATCAAAAACTCCATTGGTAACGGTTTTACTTGATAGTGATGTACTTGATATTATAGCACTATTTGACACCTCATTTCGATATTGATGTGATGCGCTATAAGTATAGACACCAGTGTCAACAAGTGCTATAGTAACGGTATTTGCTACCATGTTTATTGAAGCATTTAAAAATGCTTCTTTTGCTTTAGAATAAAGTGCGTTTGCCATATGTTTCCCCTATTAAATTTTATGATTTACCTATTTATAAAACAACCGGAGTGCCGATTTTTATAAATGCTTTTGTTGATGAAATTGCGTATCCAATTTTTAAAGAAAATGTCGCACCATCGATAGTAGAAGTTGTTACTATATTGCCATTATCTCCAAGATATAACGACTGTTCGGGAGTCCAAGTCCAAGATGCATTTGTGATAGATCCAAACGTAATTGTTTGTCCAGAGTTATTTAAAACACCAAGAATTTTATCAACTTGTGTCAATTGTAATGCAGAAGCAAGAATTGTTTCGCCATTTGAATTTAACGCAACCATTTTATATGAAGTTGCGTTACTATTAGTGAAAATAACATTCAAAGATTCGGATGCACCACCACCTGTATTGGCTTGATTGTAAGCGGCTTGTGCTAATGTTGTTGCTGTGTTAGCTTGTGCAAAAGCAGAGTTTGCTTGGGTAAAAGCCGTGTTTGCTCTTGTTCTTGCAAATGTATCTATTGTACCACCACCGCCACCAGATTGTGCTACAAATTCAAATTTCTGTGTAGATTCATTAAATGCTAAAACATATCCATCAGTAAGATTAGTGATATCAACATCATCAAGTCTGCGTAGATTAACTTCACCACCACCACCACCTCCGCCACCACCGCCACGATCCGATAAAATTGTATTTACTTTTGCTTTATACTGAGTTACATCTTTTTGTAAGACTTCTTTAAACTGATTGACAGATTGTTCAATAGCTT